GCAAAGAACATCTCCAAGGGTAAAATGTCCGCAGCGTACTGGGCAGACAAGGTGAAATGGTGAGATGCAGATCCCAATCGTGCAGGGCGTGTTCTCAGACAATGGCCCGGACCTCCGCAGAGCCTACCCGGTAAACCTTGTCCCGACGATTCTCCCCAACGGGGTGAGCAACGGCTATCTGCGCCCGGCTGATGGGATTGTTAACTTCGTCACCACGTCGCTCTCTGGCTTTGACCGTGGCGGTATTAATTGGGACGGAACTCTCTACCGCGTTGTAGGCTCAAACCTCTACGAAATATCTGAAGACGGCATCGCCACGAACCGAGGAAGTGTCGGTAGCGGTGGGCAGGTTACCTTTGACTACAGCTTTGACCGCCTTGCGATTGCCTCTAATGGGAACCTCTTCTACTGGGATGGCTCTACTCTGACCCAGGTAATAGACCCCGACCTTGGGACCGTTGTCGATTTCTGTTGGGTTGATGGTTACTTCTTCACGACAGACGGCGAGTTTCTTGTGGTCACGGAGCTTTCCGACCCTACCCAAGTAAACCCTTTGAAGTACGCCTCGAGTGAGGCTGACCCTGACCCTGTTCTGGCTATCGTCAAACTTCGGAATGAGGTCCACGTCCTAAATCGGAACACTATTGAGGTCTTCGACAACATCGGGGGGGACTTCTTCCCGTTTCAACGTGTTGAAGGCGCTCAGGTTCAGAAGGGTTCGGTTGGGACGCATTCCTGCTGTGTATTCATGGACCGCATCGCCTTTTTAGGCGGTGGTCGCAATGAAGCTCCGGCGATCTACATGGCCGCGTCTGGGCAGACGCAGAAGCTGTCCTCTAATGAGGTAGACGAGCTGATCTCGCGCTACACGGAGGAGGAGCTAACCCTAGTCCTTATGGAGAGCCGCCGATATAAGGACCATGAGATTCTTTACGTTCACCTTCCTGATCGCACTTTAGTATTTGACGGCATCGCCTCTCAGCAGGCGGGACAGCCGGTCTGGTTCACGCTGACTAGCGCGAAGACGGGATTCAAGAAATACCGTGCTCGGAACTTTGTCTATGCCTACGACAAGTGGATTTGCGGCGACACTAATCCGAGCGGGGTTGGCTATTTAGACGAAGACACCGGCACCCATTGGGGCGAAACGGTTCGCTGGGAATGTTCAACGCCGATTGTCTACAACGAGTCGAATGGCGGCATTTTCCATGAGCTTGAGCTGGTCTCCCTAACGGGCAGGACGGTGTTCGGCCTGGACCCTCAGATTTGGACGGACTACAGCACGGACGGGCTCTCCTGGAGCCAGCCGCGTTACATCTCTGCCGGGAAGAGCGGTGAGAGCCGAAAGCGCCTTGTATGGCGGCGGCAGGGGTTTATGCGCAACTTCCGGGTGCAGCGCTTCCAGGGCACCTCAGACGCACGCATCTCGATTGCGCGGCTTGAGGCACAAATTGAGCCCCTAGGCTAATGGCGCTCCCTCCTCCCTTACGGATCAAACGGAATCAGCTTGAAGCGTTCCTGAAGGACGACTTTGAGGCTATCCGTCAGTTTGAATTGCTGTTCAGGGCGGTGGAAGCGTTAGACCCTGCTGGCTCTGAAGCGCTTGAGATCGCAATCGGTAACGCGGTCGCCTCGGCTAATGATGCAAAGGCGCGTGTAGAGGCCCTGAAGGCGCTTCTAGCGGGTTTAGAGGGGTTGCTGCTACAACCCTACCCGCAGGACCACAACAGCCTTAAAACGGACTATGTGGACCTCAGAAGGGGCGCTCCTGCCGCGCATAATGTGGGGCGCTTGCACTGGAACAGTGACTGGGCGACCGCTGATTTGGACGGCGAGTCGGATTACCACATCAGGCTAGGCCAAACCTCTCTCTTCTACGCCAAGAACACCTCCGGTGGAACCATTGATATTGGCCGTGCGGTGATGTTCTCCGGTTCGGTTGGTGCATCAGGCAAGCTCACCTTCGACAACGCGGTATCCAATGGAACGGTCCCCCATGAGTATCTGATGGGGATTACGGGCCACGACGTTTCAAATAACCAGTTCGGCTATGTCGTCTTCTTCGGGGTGGTCCGCGGGTTTAGAACTGACGGCAGTGACAAGACGGTCCCCGAGACATGGAATGACGGGGATCTCCTGTACATGGACCCTTCGTATCCTGGGGAACTGACCAACGTCCAGCCCGTTGCGCCTAACTTGCACGCGCCCATCGCCGCGGTGATCCGTGCCACCTCTGGAAACTCTGGCTCGATCTTTGTTCGGGCATTGCCTGGGGAAGCGCTGAGCGAATTGCACGACGTTTACGCCCCCTCTCCCACAAACGGGCAGGTGCTGACGTGGGTCTCAGCGAACAGCCGCTGGGAAGCTGCTACGGCGGCAGGTGGTTCCACTTGGAATATCATTTCGACGAGCCAGACGCTGGCCTCGGGGGATCAGGTGGTTTCCAATGCGGTGGGAGCGATCACGCTGACCCTGCCTGCTACGCCGAGCCCAGGGGACAACGTGACGATCAGTAATCAGGGTGGGGTAACGCTGACGGTGGACAGGAACGGCAGTAACATCAATTCAGCAGCATCGAACGCAACGCTGGCGGCAGGGCTATCAACGCAACTTGTCTACGTTGACGGCACAATCGGCTGGGGCGAACTCTAGGAGACGACATGACGGTTTTAGGGCGACCCAACTTCTTCGGCCAGACCCTCCAGGCAACAGCCTCGGGGGCTATTGCGGACGGTGAACCTATTGTCCTGAACGCTGACGGGACGGTGAGTGCTGTTTCGGCGACGGGGGGCGTGGTGGCCGCTGCCGGGGAGACAATGATTGTTGTCGGTAGCACAGGCGATGCTGTTTATCGTTACAACTTAGGAACGGCTTTTGACTTATCCACCGCGTCTTACAGCGGTGATAGCTTTTCGCTAGCGGCGCAAGATGCTGTTCCAAGATCCCCCTTTTTTAGTTCTGACGGCACAAAAATGTTTATTGTGGGCGCCGTTGGAGATAACGTTAACGAATACGCACTAACATCGGCATATGACATCACGACAGCTTCTTATACGCAGAATTTTAATGTAGCTGCCCAAGAGTCTAACCCCTCCGGGTTAGCGTTTAGCCCCGATGGTTTGAAGATGTTCGTCATAGGATTCGCCGGGGATGAGGTAAACGAATACGCACTTTCTTCTGCATTTGATATTTCTACGGCTTCGTATACGCAAAACTTTAGTGTAGCTTCACAAGATACCGCTCCGTCATCTTTAGCATTTAATCCCGACGGCACGAAGATGTTTATAGCGGGGTCCTCTTCTGATTCTGTCTATGAATACAGCCTTTCTTCTGGGTTTGATGTTTCAACAGCTTCTTACTCAGGAGCGAGTTTAAGCGTCAGCGCGCAAGATACCTCCCCGCTTGGCATAACCTTTAACACCAACGGCACAAAAATGTTTATCGCTGGGTCCGCAAATGACTTTATTTATGAATACAACCTTTCGTCAGGGTTTGACCTATCTACGGCATCGTATTCTGGAACAAGTTTTTCCGTAGCATTACAAGAAACCACGCCGACGGGGGTAGTTTTTGGCGGAACCATTCTTGGCCCCAACATCACCGCCGCTGACAGCTACATAGGCATCTCAAATGGCGCCTACGCTGACGGAACCACGGCCACGATCCAGCTTGTGGGCTCCGTTGATGACGCACAGTCCGGGCTGACGGCTGGGCAGACCTATTACGTTCAGACGGACGGAAGCCTAAGCACTACCCCAGACACCCCCGAGGTCGAGGCAGGATACGCCATCAGCGCGACGGAGCTTGTGGTCAAGGGTGCTTACAGCACGATCCCGGTGACGGTGCCTGAAGTGCCTCCGTCCCCTCCGTCTGGCATCAAATCAGTACAGCGCGGGGTGACTACCCTAAATTTTAATAGCACGGGAAGCGCGACGATTACAGCGGTGGATTTGACCAAATCCTTTGTCACGTCGTCCACCAATATCAACACAAACGCAGTCGACCGTGGCCTTGTGACGACGCGGCTATCTAATAGCACCACCGTTTCTTTTTATCGTAGAGATGGCTCCGATATTGCGGATATAGCCTGGGAGGTTGTTGAGTTTGAATAACGTCAACGTCATCACCCTCGACGAACACGGGGTTTGCGTTTCCGTGAAATCGGTAAAAGAGGGCTACTCCCTTCAAGAGAATGAGATGCTCGCGGAGGGCTTTGACCCGTCGATCATGGGCAAGACCTATGACGCGGAAACGGGCACCTTCGCTTTCAGTCAGGCTCAGATCGAGGAGCAGGAGAGGGCGTGGCGGAACGCAGAGCTTGCCCGTACCGATACGCTGATGATTCTGCCTGACTACCCGAATAAGGAGGCCCTGACGGTCTACCGCCAAGCGCTACGGGATTGGACCAGCACTGACGCCTTCCCCGACACTCGACCCACTTTAGGAGGCTGACATGGCCGTCTCAAGCAAAGTTCTAATTTCTGCCAAGCTCGCTGAGATCGCTCAGACGACTCAGTATACGGCGACGGGCGTTAAGGCGATCATCGACAAGTTCACGGCGACTAACACGTCTGTGAGCGATGCCACGCTGTCTGTGAACCTGGTAGCGGCCGGAGACACGGCTGGCACGGGAAACCTGATCATTGACACGCGGACCATTGCTCCGGGTGAGAGCTACACCTGCCCCGAATTGGTGGGCCACAACCTTGACCTTGGCGGCTTCATCTCGACCGCATCAAGCGCGAACGTGATCACGATCCGGGCATCTGGCCGAGAGATCTCTTGACGTTTGCTCTGAATGGCGATATGGGCGAAAATGGCCTAGCAGAAAACGAGGGTCAAGCGTGAACTGGATGCGCCGCAACTTAGAAGAGGTCTTCAGCCTTCCCGCTCCTGCGGTTGACTGGCTTATGGCCCTCTATGACGTGATCCAGGTATTTGACGATGTTGCAGATGGTGATGCGGTAGATCGGCCTGATTTAGACAAGGCCATCTTAGACTCCTTGGTGCGTATGCCAGCGAATCAGTTCTATCTAACCTACCCTGCGGCATTGTCCTCTGCCCTCCAGACGATGATCTTGAAGTGGCAGGCTTCGGACAAGCTAGAGCGTGACGGTAATGCGGGGCCTAAAGCCTATATGTGGCGCGCTGGCTTCTATGATGTGGTCTTATTGGTGGTAAGCCTTTGCCACGGTCCCGAGGCGACCCAGGAGGCAGCTCACCTTGTCTTAGAGCTGTACGGCGAGAGCCTCGAGGATTACATGAAGGAGTTTGAGAATGCCTGATCCAGTCACAGGTCTAATCGCTGGCGGAACTGCACTGATTGGTGGAGCAGTACAAGCCAAGGGCGCGGAGAAAGCGGCAAAGAACCAGGCAAAGATGCAGGTCCAAGCCACTGAGGCTTCTGCTGCCGCTGCTCGCCAAGCCATTGATGAAGTGCGCAAGATGTACGCCTCTGCGGAGGAGATCCTGGCCCCGTTCATGGATCTCGTCCCCCAGCAGATTCAAGAGCTCGGGCTGTATCAGCGCGCTGGCGGTGTGGCTGCACCAGGCTTGGAAACGATTGCAGGTGCTGCTGGCCCTGCCTTCCAGGCTCAAGCTGCTATCGCGGGATTAGAGGGGCCTGAAGCGCAGCGTGAGGCGATTGCGAACATCGAGGCATCCCCCGAGTTCCAGGCGATGGTTCGCCAAGGGGAAGAGGCAATCCTTCAAGGCGCATCGGCTACCGGAGGGCTTCGAGGCGGTAATGTTCAAGCCGCTCTGGCTCAATTCCGCCCCGCAATGCTCAATCAGTTTGTACAGCAGCAGTATGAGCGCCTAGGAGGGCTCACACGGGGCGCTACGGGCGTTGCAGGCGAACTCTATGGCACTGGCCTAAGTACGACAGAAAACCTCTTGCAGCGCGGATTTGGGGCTGTAGGGGATGTGGCTGCGAATCGTCGAGGTCTAGGCACCAGCATCGCAAACATCGTCACTGGTCAGGGTCAGGCTGAGGCTCAAGGTCTTATGAACATCGGTGCGGCGCAGGCAGGTCGAGAGGTCGGCCAAGCAGGCGCAATCGGTGGGACAATAAGCGATATTGGGCGTATCTATGGCCTACAACAGGCTGGCGCATTCGGTGGAAGCGCTCCAATGGCTCCGGTATCAACTGCGACCCCCGTATACCAGGCACCCTTTGCTGGGGGCTACAACCCTGCGGCGATCAACATTAACGCTGGCCTAAGCACCCCGATTATCTGAGGACAAGACTATGCGTATGCCTCAACCGTTCAATTACGTCCAGCAGGTTCAAAGCCCTGTCGCAGCCATGCTTCAAGGCTATCAGGCTGGGACTGCGATTCAGGATCGGCAGCGCAAGCTTGCGATGCAGCAGCAACAACAGGAACAGAATGCCCAGTTCCGGCAGGCGTTCCAGGCGTTTGCAACGAACCCTAACAAGTCTGTTACCGATTACACTCAGCTTCTGGCTATGGCCCCTCAAGAAATGGTCGGCAACATTAAGGCCATGTATGAGGCTATGTCGGAAGAGCAGCAGTCAGTGAAAAAGCGGCAGGCGGCAGAGCTCATTTCCGCGTTCAAGATGGACCCCGCTCGAGGGAGAGAGATCCTTGATACCCGCATTGAAGCGGCCAAGAACGTCGGGAACATGGAAGAGGTCCAAGCCCTTCAGGCCTATCGGAAGATTTCTGACGTAGACCCTGACGCGGTTGTGGAGGCTGTTGCCCTACAGGCAGGGATGGCGTTCGGTGACGAGTTCCTGAAGCAGATCCCTGGGCTGGCTGAGAAGCGCGTACAGTCTTCAGAGATTTTGGCCGACGGTACGTTCGTCATTATTTACACTGATGGAACAACTGAGGTTAAAACCGCTGAAGGCGTTCCCCTGGAAGGCGAAGCGCGCGCCAAGGCCATCCGTGAGGCCCAGAAGTTTAAGTCGGAAGCGGCGGCAATCACGGCAGGCGGGACCGCTCAAGCTAAGAACCTGCAAGCAAGGGCTGACAACGCTCTTAGCCAAATGCAAAATGTCGATCGGTCTATCGACCTCTACAATCAAGCCCTTGACGCATTGAACAAGGGCGCTCAGACAGGCTTGTTGGCAAGTTTCTTCCCAAGCATTAGCGCGCAGACGAGAGAGTTTGAAAGGATTAGCGACCTACTTGGCCTAGACATCCTCAACGCTTACACCTTTGGGGCCTTAAGCGAGGCTGAGATGGACCTGGCCCTTCGCGTCGGCGGTCTGGATGATATTCAAGACCCCGAAATCCTGAAGGAGCAAATTATCGCCCGAAGAGACGCGCAGATTAAGCTGAAGGGAGAGCTGCGCCGTGCTGCTATCGAGCTAAGCCGTCCTGGCATGACTATTGAGAAGTGGCTAAGCAATCCAAAGAACTTTGTTAGCAAGCAAGACGTGGCTGGCGCAGGTGGCGACGACCGTTTCGCTGGCTTCTCGATAGTGGAGGAATAGATGCCTGTCACTTCCGTAAACGCCCCTGACGGCTCGATCATCAAGGTCAATCATCCTGAGGGTGCTCCTCGGGAGGTCATTCTTGAGTACGCCCTCCAGCAGTATCAAGCGCGTAGCGCAGAGCCGGGGACTGCTCCCGAGATCCCGACCATTGGAGGGGCA